GTCCTCGCGGGCGGCCTCCGGGCTGCGCAGCGAGGCGAGCTGGAGCTGAACCTTGCCGCCCGGCGCCGCCGCCGCCGTTGCCGCCGGTTTGGCTGGCGTAGCCGCCGCCGGCTTGGGCGCGGCTTTCGCCGCGGCCTTGGCGGCCGGTGCGGCGGCCGCCGGTTGCGCCGCCGGGGCGGCGGCGGGCACACCTGCCGGAGCGACAGCCTCCCTGGCGGGAGGCGCCGGGCGCGGCAGTGTGTTCGACTCGACTACCCATTTAGACCACTCATGCCCGTTCCACCATCGTTGCCATCCTGCGTTCTGCTCATCGGGCAGCCACCCGGGCGGGGTGACATCGGCTACGGGTGGACTCGTCGGCCGGTTGTTCACAGCCCGTGCCGCTCGGTCGTCTCGATCTGCGCGACGGGATTGCCGTTGGAGTCGACCAGTGGCAGCGACGTCTCGTCATCCTCGTTGATCAGCACGCGGCCGAGGCTGATCATCAGCTCGATCGCGCAGGCACGGCAGTAGCGCGTTGCCGACTTCGGCGCGGTCCTGTTGTCGTAATGCAGGGTGGATGACATCTCGCCCCGCTTCGCCCCGCCGCCACGCCGGGTGGAGATCGCAGCGCGCGCCGGGCGCAGGCACTTCTCGGTGAAGCATGCCTCGTCGATGTTCGGCTCGTCAGGCATGATCAGTTCCCTTCGGGCCAGGTCGCCTGCATCGCCTCGGCGACGATGGACGCCTCGGTGCCTTCCCACGGCCAGGCAGCGAGACGCTCGGCGCCGACAAGCAGCGCCTTGATCTCGTCGGGCACGCGCAGCGCTTCGAGCGTCCAGAAACCAGCAGGGTGGGGATCGTCGGGCCGAGAGGCGAAGCGGAACCTATGGCCCCGATCCCACGACTCGTCAAGGCTCTGCGACTTGTGATCTTCACCCTTGAGCGTTCGCTTCGGGCCGTATAGCTTGATCACGTAGTAAACGATCTCACCGTTCTCGATCTCCACCGTCTCAGTCAGATTCACCGGCCGGTATAAGGTGCGCGGGACTGTCGACCATCGAGACGCCAGGCGCGGCAGCAGCTCATTGTCGAGCGAGACTGCGCGGATCACCTTGGTACTCGTGGTCGGGGCCGAGCCGCGTGCGACGTTCTCGGGGTCAGCGTCCTGCTCGGTGCGCGTGATGCGCGTGATGGTTCCTTTCATGATCGTTTCCTATCTGTTCAGGCACGGCTCGTTATGAGCCCTGCCGCATGTGGCATGCGGGGTGGAATGGTGCGTCACCGTCGGTCGGGGCCGCTCGCCCGGTGTCGGCGAATGCGAGACGCTGTAACCGGTCATGCCGAAGGCGATCGCGCCGAGGATCGTCGCGATGATGATCAGTATGAGCAGTCCGTTCGGCGGGTCCATTGGATCGCCCGGGCCGGGATCGCGCGATGCCATCAGAAGACGCCGCGCGCTACGTAGGTGCGGGTCACCGAGTCGAAGACCGAGACTCGAACATTCTCGCCGTCCTCGCGGTCGGCGCGCCTGCGCGCGGTCGCCAGGTCGTCACTGCGGAACATCACGTCAGCAGCCCAGTCGCCCCGGAAGATCATCTCGCGGATGACGTAGTAACGGCGCTTGCTTGTGCAACGGATCTTGACTCCGCGCGGGGTGGTGATGGTCATGATCGTCTCCTGTCAGAGCTTGCTGATCTTGGCGTAACCGGGGATCGACTCGGGCGAGACGCCGAGCACTCCCGCCGCCTGACGCATCAGCTCGGCGGCGGTGTCGATGTCCTTGTAAGACGCCAGGTCACCAAGCTCGCCGACGATCCGGGCGAGGCGCTCGCTGTCGGCCTTCGTCATAGTCACGAGATCAACCTATCATGTTCCTGTCAGTTGTCAAGATGCTGTCAGCGCTGGTACCATGTCGATCATGGCGAGAGAAGCAGAGTTCACCGAGGCGCTGTCGATCCTGATCAGCAAGGACGACAAGGAACGGCTCAAGGCGATCCACGAAGGCGAGCGCGTCAGCGAGGCCGCAGTGGTGCGAGACGTGCTGTTCTACGGGCTGCCCAAGCGCGAAGAGCTGCACCGTCGGCGCTTGGTCGAGACGGGTGATCAGCCCGTGGCTGACAAGGCCGGTAGCAAGGCATAGCCTGACGCCTCGGGGCTCAGACATGGCACAGCCCCGGCCGACGTGCTCGCGTCATCGGCCGGGGCTGAGGCGTCCCGCTTGAGACTTGGGAGTGTGATCCCGTGCTCGACCCTACCAAGATCACGGCATGACCGGCAATATTTCCGGGCTCGATCTCGCACTGGCGCTGGCCGCCAAGGGCTACTCGATCTTTCCCGTCCGCATCGAGCTGGATGCCGAGGGCAACAGGACCGACGTCGAGTTCCCCGCTCGCTCGTGGCGCGAGATGTCCACCATGGAGAAGACGGCGATCGAGGCATGGTGGACGGCTCAACCGCTCGCCACACCGGCGATCGACTGCGGCAAGTCCGGCATCGTGGTGATCGATGCCGACGAGAAGTCCGGCCACCACGGCGTCAGCGCGTGGCGAGGACTCGCCGGGATCACTACTCTCGCAACGAGGCGTGACCATCCGTGGGCTGAGACGCCGAGCCGTGGGCGGCACTATTTCTACCGGGCCGATCCGAAGTCGCCGGTCGGCTGCGACAACACCGGCAAGCTCGCGGCCGGTGTCGACGTCAAGGGATCGGGCGGGCTCGTCTTCGCTTATCACTCGATGCCGAAGGTCGCCGATCTCCCCGTGGTGCCGAGCTTCGTCGCCACGGGGATCGGGCCGCCCGCTGCCGACCGGCCTGACGAGATGAGCAGCACCGAGATCAGCTTCGACGGCTTCGACGAGCCGGGCGGGCAGGCTGACCGGCCACGCGCCGACGACGCAGCCGTGCTCGCTCGCGTCTACGAGCTGGCCGAGCAGCTAGGTGCTACTCCTGATGGATCTGGCTTCGGCGCGATCAGCTCGCTGGCCTACCGGGCCGGGCAGTATGTCGGCGCTGAACAGCTCAGCGAGCATCAGGCCAATCGGATCATGCGGGGCGCGCTCGACGGCTGGACGTGGCGCAAGTTCGGCGACGACGTGAAGATGCGCGCGCTCGTGACCCGGCAGATCAAGGCGGGCACTCGCAAGCCCCGCCCCTGGACGGCCGGTGAGGCGCTGCCGACGGTCACCCCTGACGGTGGGACCGAAGCTGCCGACGAGGCGCTCAGCGACGACGTGGCGAACGCTCTGCACCGGTTGCGGGTCATGGCGCAGGCACGAGAACTGCTCGCGATCGAGGCGCACGCCGAGAGCTGGACGGCACCGGCCGACTTCGGCTCACTCGCCAACGAGCTGACGCTGCCCGACCTGCCGGTCGAGTGGCGGGTCAAGGGCATGCTCGGCGCCGGGCATAACGCGATCCTTGTCGCCGGGCGGAAGGTGGGGAAGACCACGATCGTCAACGAGCTGGTGCGCTCGCTGGTCGACGACGAACCGTTCCTGGGGCGCTTCGAGGTCAGCCCGGCCGACGGCTCGATTGCGATCTTCAACTACGAGGTCGAGCAGCATCAGTACCGGCGCTGGCTGCGCGAGGTGGGGCTGACCAACCCCGAGCGTGTGCACGTGCTGCATCTGCGCGGGCGGTCGCTGCCGGTGGCTGATCCCAGGGTGCGCGCGTGGATCACAGCCTGGTTGCGTGAGCGCCAGGTCGAGACGTGGATCATCGACCCGTACTCGCGCGCCTACGTCGGCAGCCTCGACAACGGCAACGACGAGGCGCAGGTCTCCCGGTTTCTCGATCATCTCGACGTGGTGAAGATGGAGGCCGGGGTCGGCCAGCTCGTCATGCCGGTACATACGCCGAAGGCGCACGTCGAGTCCGGCGAAGAGACGGCCATCGGAAGCCAGCGGCTCGAAGCCTGGCCTGACGCGATCTGGTATCTGACGCGCGAGATTTACCCCGGCACCGAGCGATATCTGCGGGCTGAGGGAAGAGACGTCGATCATCCCGAAGAGCAGATCAGCTACGACTCTGCCAGCCGTCGGCTCGCGCTCGGGGGATGGAGTCGGGCGACCACCCGGCGCAACGCGGACGCGCAAGCGTTAATCGATTACGTGGGCGCCAATCCCGGCCAGGGACAGAACGAGATCAGGACGGCGCTCGCCTGGGGGCAGGGCCGCTTCGCGAAGGCGCTCTCCGCAGCCCGTTCGGAGATCAGGATCGACATCGGCGCTCGCCGGGCGCAGGTACACTATCTGTCAGATCAGTTGAACAGTGAGTAATCGTGATCACTGTCAGAATGTTGAGTGCCCCGCACTGCCCCGCACTGCCCCGGGGCAGTGCGGGGCACTTCCCACTACTGCCCCGCCGACTGCCCCCGAAGGGGGGAGTCGGGGCAGTGAGTGCCCGGGGCCGGGGCTATGGTCATATTGATCATGGCAGCGGGGCACTCAACAAGCTGTTAGGACCTGACAGAAGTGTGGTAGACTATCCCCCATGACGATCAAGCTCAGGGACTACCAGCAGGACGCCGTGGTCGCCGTCACGCAGGCGTGGGCCGACGGCACCAACCGGCCAGCCGTGGTGCTGCCGACCGGCTCGGGCAAGACAGTGATCTTCTCGGCCGTCGCGTCCGGGGTGGCCGCCGAGGGTGGGCGTACTCTCGTGCTCGCGCACCGCGACGAGCTGATCGAGCAGGCCGTCGCCAAGCTGCGCTCGGTCGACCCGGCCCTGCAGATCGGCGTGGTCAAGGCTGATCGCAACGAGATCGATGCCTCCTGCGTCGTGGCCTCGATCCAGACGCTCGCCAGCGAGGCCCGGCGCTCCGCGCTGGGGAACTTCACCGTCGGGATCGTTGACGAGGCGCACCACGCGACAGCGCCCACCTACCGGGCCGTGATGGATGCGCTCGACATCCCGTGGGCAGGCTTCACGGCCACCATGAAACGAGGCGACTCCGCGAAGCTCGGTGACGTCTGGGCAGAGATCGTCTACCAGCAGGACATTCTGAGCATGATCCGCAAGGGCTATCTCGTGGACCCGAAGGGCATCCACGTGAAGGTGCCCGATCTCGATTTGCGCGACGTGCGCCGCTCGGGTGGCGACTACGCCGAAGGGCAGCTCGGCGAGGCGCTCGAAGCCAGCCTCGCGCCCGAGCTGGTCGCCAAGGCGTACGTCGATCAGGCCGCTGGCCGCCCGGCGCTGCTGTTCGCTCCGACCGTCGAATCGGCCCGCGTGTTCCATGAGGCGCTCGTCGAGTCCGGTGTACGCAGCTCGATGGTGTGGGGCGCGATGCCGCTGACCGACCGGCGTGCAGCTCTCGCCGACTTCGACGCCGGTCGGGTCGACGTGCTCTGCAACTGCATGGTGCTGACCGAGGGCTACGACTCGCCGCGCGCTGAGGTGTGCATCATCGCCCGGCCCACGCAGAGCGAGCCGCTGTTCATTCAGATGGTCGGCAGGGTGCTGCGGCCGTTCCCCGGCAAGATCGGCGCGCTCGTTATCGACGTCGTTGGTGCCACCGGCAAGCACTCGCTCTGCTCGATCGCCACCCTGGCCGGGCGTGAGGTCGCCGTCGCCGAAGGGGTCGGGCTGCTCGAAGCGATCGACGCTGAACCTGACGAGGACCGCGAAGATGATGATCGCGAGGCGTACCACGGGCCGACCGAGGCGCGCGAGGTTGATCTGTTCGCCGACTCCCGGCAGCAGTGGTTGCAGACGCGCGCCGGGTATTGGTTCATTCAGGCCGGTGAGCGTTTCATCGTGTTGATCCCGTTGCCGACCGGCTCGTTCCACGTCGGGTGGTACTCGCGCAACTCATGGGTGAAGGCCAAGGCCGACCGTGGCGGGATGCTCGCGCGTGACGTCGCCGATCTCGGTTACGCGATGGCACACGGCGAGTCGGCGATCACCGTCGAAGAACAGATGATCTCGGCGAAGGATCGCGCCTGGCGCAAGCGCAAGGCGAACGCTAAGCAACTTGCTTATGCTGTTCGGCTCGGTGCCGAGGCTGTCGAAGGCGAGCGCTCTGGCGCCGTTTCCGACAAGATCAGTATCGGTCTGGCGAGCCAGCGTTTCGACGGCACGCTGACCAAGTGGATCGAAGGCCAGCGATGATCAAGCCTCCCGGTAGTGATGTCTTCGGGCTGATCGATCCTGACGATCAGCCCGAAGGTGATCATGACTGGCTGCACAAGCCGCCGTTGCGCCGCGTCGTCGAGACGCTTGACGAGCGCCGGGCCTGGGATGTCCTGGCGGGCACCGCGCCGCCTCCTGCGCCCGCCCGGGGCGCCAGCGATCGCAGGCCCAAGGTGCACGTCGGGGTGCTCGTGCCAGGTCGCCTGGCGGGCGCTGACGAGCGACCCAAGGGACGTGCCAGCGAGATCGGCAAGGCGCTCGTCTTCGTCGAGACCAACGGCATCCCGCACCGGCTGACCTACGCCCGGGGCGTGATCGACGAGAACGGGCAGCGGGCCTGCAGCCGATGCGGCAAGATCAAGGCCGTGACGATCGACGGGGCGCTGCACAAGCACAAGCTCGACGGCCGGGAGTGCGACGGTGCGCCGGTCGGCGAGCCCATCCCCGTCGAGATCAGCTCGCTGCTGCTCAAGGGTGACGGCTGGGGGATCCTGACCGAGAGCGGCAAGCTGCGCCGGGCGATGCTCGACGGGCGGTTCGCCGATGTGGCCGACGTGCGTGCTCGCCTTGTGCAGCTCGCTTCGAGCTGATAGCTTCCTGCCATGTCCGTGACCGAGCTGACCCGACCGGCCGACACCCGGCCGCTCGTGCGTCCTCGGCGCCAGCCGACCGGCCCGACTGTCGGCACCTGGACGATCGCCATTCTGCTGGCGATCGTCATCGGTGCGATCATGGGCATCGTGGCAGCATTCATGAATCTCCCGGCTCAGCTCATCCCCCCGAGCGGGCCGGTGACGATCCCGACCGCAACGAGCACGGCCGGGATCGATGGCGAGGCGCGTTCAGGTCTACGGCCGGTGGTGCAGGTGGTTGCTTCGGCTGCCGTGGCCACGCCTCGCGTTGCCGGGCCGGGCGAGCTTTCTGCCGCCCGGCCCGGCAACCGCCCGTTCGTTGGTCCTGGCGAGTTCTGCTCGCAGCATGGCGCCTTCGGGCACACTGTTGATCACATACTGATGCAATGCACTACGGCTGCCGGTGACGTCTTCCGGTGGCGGGCCATCTCGGCACCGAAGGTCACCACGAGCCCCGTGCCGATCAGTTCGACCACGGCCCCGCCGTCGCCGACCGCGACCGCGCCGAGCACCCCACCGTCGCCGACGATCGGATGCCCGAACGCGATCGACCCGGCCACCGGGCAGGCCGTAATCGGCGTGTGGACGTGGCGAGACTCGTGGGGCGAATGGCGCTGCACGTGGCCGTGGGCACCGGAAGGGATGTGATCGTGAGGCGAGCCTCGATTGTTGCAGTCGTCGCGCTGATGCTCGGTGCGCAGCTCGTCACCGCAGCCGGTGCCAGTGCAGTGACGCATGCGGCCTGCAGTAACCGCACGCCCGGCCTGCCCGCCGTTGCATGGCTCGACGAGAACGCGCAGAACACCGTGCTGCAGGGTGGTGGGCACGTCGGGGGCTGCCCCATGCCGATCGGCACCGAGTCGGTCGACGCGACGGTCTGCATGGAGCTGCAGCAGCCGGACGCATCATGGCTGCCGTTCGCCTGCGCGTCCGGCTCGAAGTCATGGTCACGGACCTACCGCTTCGCCCGGCAGCTCGATCTCACCGTCACCGCACCGTGCCGAGTCGGTGCGATCCGTATGCACCTCACCGGCAATGACGTCGGCCCCTTCGATGTGCCCGGCACTCCGGTGACGTTCAAGCTCGACGAGGACGGCGTGTGCGGCAACTTCGGCGGTGGTACCTGATGGTCACCTTCGTCACCATGCCCGAGTACGGCATTAGAATCCGTTACGTGAACGGCGTCCCGGTCAGCTTCGTGCGTGTTATCGAGCTTCGCCCCGCTAAAGGCGCCTGACGGTAGGGGGAGGATTGACCGTGCCGACGAAGCGCAAGCCGACGAGGCTGCCGCAGGACCCTGATGAGGCGCGCCGGGTGACCGAGGCTGTGCGCATGCGTTCTCGTGGCGCGAGTTTCGACGAGATCGCTAAGGCGTTGAATTGGAACTCACGACAGGTGGCCTTCGAGGCGATTCAGCGGCGAGTGCGATCGACGATCGACGAAGGCGCACTCGCTGTCGATGAGCTGCGTGCTGTCGAGATGGAACACCTCGATCAGCTTCGCAAGGCCGCGCTCGACGTGCTTGACAAGCGGCATCTTGCCACCGGCACGGGAGGCGAGGGCACCGGTACGATCTTTCTCACCGATCCCACGACTGGCGAGTACCTGCAGGACGATGCGCCCACGTTGGCCGCGATCGATCGGCTGCTCAAGATTACTGAGCGTATCTCGAAGCTGGCCGGACTCGATTCACCGGTCAAGGTCGAAGGCTCGGGCACGCTCAAGGTCGAGGTCGTCGGCTGGAATCCTGAGGCGATGACGTGAAAGGCATGAGTCCGATCGAACTGGCCGCTAGTGCTGCTGTCGCTGATGCGCTTCTGCTCTTCGAGTTGTCGCACGCCGTATTCAGCACGCCCGACTACCGCACGGGCATCGCGCGAGACGCTGGTTTCCCCTGCTGCTTCGGCCCGCACTGCCCGACGTGCAGGGCGTGCCCGCAGATGATGGCGTTTCGGCCGTGGTGCTCTCGGCGTCACTACGAGATGTGGGATCATCCGCTTGAGCCGCTTGATGACACCGTGCATCTCGGCGCCTCGATCGCAGCGCTGCGTGCAGCAGCTCAGCGCTCGCGAGCGCAGCGACTTGACGGCTACATCTACCCGTGAGCGCAACTGCGCTTGAGCATCGCTACGTTCCGCGCGGTGCAGCTCAGGAGCTTGGGCAGCGACGTGATGCTGAGGTTGTGATCAGCGGCCCCGCTGGCACCGGCAAGTCGCGTGCTTGCCTTGAGAAGATCCACCTGATGTGTCTGCTCAATCCCGGCATGCGTGCGTTGATCGTTCGCAAGACGGCCACCTCGCTCGCCACCACGGCCATCAAGACGCTTGAGCGCTTCGTGATCCCCGAGGCCATGAGCAACTTCGTGGTGACGTTCTACGGTGGTGGCCCCCGCGAGGCGCCGCAGTATCGTTATCAGAACGGCAGCACTATCACGATCGGTGGGCTCGACCGGCCATCGCGCATCATGTCGAGTGAGTATGACTTGATCTATGTGCAGGAAGCCACCGAGCTGACGATCAACGATTGGGAATCGCTCACCACCCGGCTGCGCTCGTGGGTCGTCTCGTTCCAACAGCTCATCGCCGACTGCAACCCCGACAAGCCGACACACTGGCTGCGTGCACGCTCGGTCGAAGGCCGCACGGTTATGCTCGAATCGCGCCACGAAGACAACCCCGAGCTGTTCGATGACGACGGCCAGATCACCGAGCACGGCGCCGAGTATCTCGGCAAGCTCGACAAGCTGACCGGCCCGCGTTACCTGCGGCTGCGTAAAGGCATCTGGGCAGCCGCCGAGGGCTTGGTCTATGACGGCTTCGACCCCGCGCTGCATGTTGTCGATCTGCTGCCGCCGCCGCTCGAATGGCCGCGCGCATGGTCGATCGACTTCGGCTATACCAACCCGTTCGTCTGCGGTTTCTGGGCAATCGATCCCGACGGGCGGCTCTATCTCTATCGGGAGATTTACCGGACGAAGCGCACCGTCGCCGAGCACGCGGCGAAGATCCTGCGCTCGGTGATGCACGAAGGCCGACACCGGGCCGAAGGCTGGCGCGAGCCCCGGCCGCAGGTCGTGGTCTGCGACCACGATGCCGAAGGTCGCGCAGTCTTCGAGAAAGAGACGGGGCTTGTCACAACCCCGGCGCACAAGGCCGTGACCGAGGGCATACAAGCTGTGCAGCGTCGCCTGCAGCTCGCCGGTGACGGTCGGCCTAGACTTTTCCTGCATCGGAACGCGCTGATCGATCCCGATGCCGAGCTGGTCGAGAGTAAGCGGCCGACGTGCACGCTCGACGAGTTCCCCGGCTACGTGTGGGACGGCTCGACCGAGCGGCCGAAAGAGACGCCGGTGAAGGCCGATGATCACGGTCTGGACATGACTCGCTATCTCGTCGCCCATTATGATCTTCGACCTGAGTACAACGTGCGGTTCATCGACTGACAAGCTTCGGTGTGCGATGCTGCCGGGATGAGCGTGCAGCAGGTTGAGCAGATCGTGAACGGGCCGAGCGTCGCGACGAAGCTCGGTCGCGGCTCGGGGCAGCTCTTTGGGAAGCTCAAGGCGGGGCTCAGCGCGATCGTCGGGCACATCAAGCCGTACGCCAACATGGGCGTGTTGGGCGTTCTGTGCTTCCCGGCCGCAGCCGCTATGATCACCCCCATCGCCGGGCTGGCCGTGCTCGGCGCCGCGCTTCTCGTGATCGAACGAGCCGTCAAGGGCTGATCTGTGCCGTCGCTGCTGACCCGCTTGAGCAACCAAGGCGGGCCGCCCGTGCCTCTCACCGGCACGACGTACGGCGCTGCAGGCTCGGTGCTGTCCACGATGTTCGGCGGCACCGGCCATAGCCAGGAGCAGCTCATGGGCGCGATGGGCGCCGTGGGCACGCTGTTCGCCATCGTGGACGCGCTGAGCGTCGGCACGGCGGGCCAGGACTGGCACCTATTCCGCAAGGCTGCCCGGCCGGACGGCGAGCGCACGGAGGTCTACAGCCACGCGGCGCTCGATCTGTGGAACGCACCCAACCCGTTCTACACGCGGCAGGAGCTTGTCGAGTCCGGTCAGCAGCATCAAGAGCTGGTCGGCGAGACGTGGCTCGTCGTGCGATGGTCCGGTCAGGCTGCCGACGGCTCGGGCGCCGGGGTGCCGCTCGAACTGTGGTGCGTCCGGCCCGATCGCATGCAGCCGGTCCCCGATCCCGAGACGTACCTGGCGGGCTACGTCTACACCGGCCCGAGCGGCGAGAAAGTGCCGCTCGGTCGTAACGAAGTGATCATGTTGCGGCGGCCCAATCCGCTCGACCCGTACCGGGGCATGGGCGCCGTGCAGACCGTGCTCGCCGATCTTGACTCGATCCGATTCTCGGCCGAGTGGAACCGTAATTTCTTCGTCAATTCGGCCACGCCGGGCGGCATCATTCTCGCGCCGACCACGATGGATGACACCGCATTCAGGAAGCTGCGCGATCGGTGGGCGGAATCCCACAAGGGTGTTGCGCGGGCGCATCGAGTCGCCGTTCTCGAAGGCGGAATGACGTGGGTCGAACGGTCCTATTCCGTTAAAGACATGCAGTTCAAGGATCTTCGCGAGGTGAATCGCGAAGTCGTGCGCGAGGCGTTCCGGTTCCCGAAGCCGATGCTCGGCACTGTCGAGAACGTCAACCGGGCGAACGCTGACGCGGCCGAGACGGTGCTCTCGCGGTGGCTGCTCAAGCAACGGCTTGAGCGCTGGCGGCAGGCGCTCAACTTCGATCTGCTGCCGATGTTCGCCACCGGCAAGGGCTATGAGTTCGACTTCGACAACCCGACCCCGGAAGACGATCTCACCGAGGCGCAGGCCGTCAACCTGAACGTGCAGAGCGCTGTTGCACTGATCGCGCAGGGTGTCGATCCCGCGTCCGCCTTCGAGGCGTGCGAGCTGCCCGAGATGGCGATGGTGGCCGCGCAGGTCGACAGCGGCGACGGCACGCCCGACCCCGACAAGATCGCCGCGCTGATGGCCACTCTCTCGACTCCGGTCGACAAGGTGATCAGCGTCGAAGAGGCGCGCGACGTGATCAGGGCGACCGGCTGGCAGCTCTCGGCGCCGTTCACCCCGCCGCCGCCTCCACCGGCCCCGCCGATGCTGCCCGGCCCGCCGAATGCGCCCGAGCCGCCCGCTAACGTGCACGTCGAGGTGCTCGGCGTGCTCGACGAGCTGGCGATCATCAATGCACTGCGTGTGGCCTACGGGCTGCCGGTGCGCGACAAGGGGTCCGAGCCGCCACGCATCCCGACGGCCGATCAGCCGGACCTGTCCGGCCTGCAGGACGACTGGCAGGCCGGTGTCGACGCGCTGCTGGCGAGCTGGTCGAAGGTCAACGCAGGTTGGGCCGATCAGCTCACTGAGCAAGTGCGCCGGGCGATCAGTGACAGCGATCTGGTGCAGCTCGGCGATCTCTCCGTGTCTCAGGCTGCTGTCACCGACGGCACCAACAAGATCGTTGACAAGATGATGGCCATCGCGACCGGAGCGGCGCACGCCGTGGTCGGCGAGGCGAAAGCCCAGGGCGTGACGCTCGACCCGATGACGCCGAGCCATGCCGAGATGGAGCGGGCCGCCGCCGTCGCGGCTCGGCTGCTCGCCAACGGCATGGCGATCTCGGCCGGTAGCGAGGCGCTGCGGATTCAAGGCCCGACCCGGTCGGCCGCCGACGTCGCAGCCGGGGTGGCCGACCACCTCGCGAGCCTGACTGACGCCCAGCCCCGGCTCACCTTCGGTGGGCTGTTGACCGGCGCGCAGAACGCGGCCCGCATGACCACGATGACGGCAGGCCCCGAGGGGGCTCTGTACGCGAGTGAGCAGCTCGATCGGAATACCTGCGAGCCGTGCGCCTCGATCAACGGCCGGTGGTTGGGTAACATCAGCGACGCGGCGCAGGTCGAAGACAGCTACCCGATGGGCGCCTTCGGCGGCTACATCGGTTGCCTCGGTGGCAGCCGTTGTCGTGGCACGATCTTCGGCGTATGGCGTCCTGAGCAGACTGGCGGTGCCTGATGTACGTGACTCCCGAGCTGGCCGCTCCCCGGCGCCCCGCCAACCGGGCCGCGCAGCCCGAGCCGCAGCGGCGCGAGCCGCGTTTCGGCGCCATGCGTGCCATGCGGGGCGAGTCGCCGGACTGGTACAAGATCGTGAACCACGACCCCGGTCAGTCGGCCGAAGTGCTGATCTACGATGAAATCGGTTTCTGGGGGGTGACCGCCGCCGACTTCGTGGCCGAGCTGCAGGCGCTCGACGTGCCGAATCTGCTGGTGCGGATCAACTCTCCCGGTGGCGACGTCTTCGACGGGATCGCGATCTACAACGCGATTCGGAATCATCCGGCCGACACGACTGTGCGCATCGAAGGGCTGGCCGCGAGCGCTGCGAGTTTCATCGCGCAGGCAGGCGACAAGATCGTGATCGAGCGCAACGCTCAGATGATGATCCACGACGCGATCGGCATGATGATCGGCAACGCTGCGGACGCGCTTGAGCTGTCTGAACTACTGAACAAGGTGTCTGACAACATCGCCGACATCTACGCGCAGCGCGCAGGCGGCACGGTCGCCGAATGGCGTGCCGTCATGATCGAGGAACAGTGGTACAGCTCGGGCGAGGCGGTGGCCGCTGGCCTTGCCGACGAGGTGCCGCCTGCGAAGCCGAAGGGTGAGCCTGCCGCTGAGCCCGACGATCTCGCCGCGCGCTGGGATCTCTCGATCTTCACCTACGCTGGCCGGGAGAACGCACCGGCACCGGCCGCGCGCACCGAAACCCAACAGCCCGAGCCGACGCCTCGTCGGCTCGTGATCGATCCGGCATCTGTCCGGGCTGCTCTGAGAGGAGCGACGAAGTGACCGTTACCCTGCCCGATACCGTCGCCGGATTCGAGGACGCGCTTGGTTCGGCGAACTACAGCGAGTGGTTCGATGGCGAAGGCAAGGCGCTGCCCGCCTTCGGCGAGTTCATCAAGGGATACGTCGACAAGACGCGCGAGGTCGACCCCGGCATCGGCGAACAGATCCGCGCCGAAGTCGAGCGCACGAACCGCGAGTGGATGCTGACCAACACCAACGGTCGGCGCCTGCCGATGGGGCCGACCGGTGAGTTCGCCCCGAAGCAGATCACCTCGAAGCTCGGCTACTCGCCGAGCGCGCCCGGCACCAAGGCCGACAAGCTGTTCGAGGACCGGACGAAGCCGATCTCGGCCGAGTTCTTCGCCTCGATCTTCCACCGCTCGGCCAACCCGAAGCACTCCGAGACGCAGAACGCGCTCGAAGCGATCCGCAACGCCTACGGCTCGACCGTTCCGGCCGACGGCGGCTTCCTGATCCCCGAGACGCTGCGAGCCAACCTGCTAGCCGTCGCGCTCGAATCGGCCGTGGTGCGCCCCAGGGCGACCGTCGTGCCGATGGACTCGCTCAAGGTGCCCTTCCCCACCATCGACTCGACCACCGACAACGGATCGGTGTACGGCGGTGTGACCGCCTACTGGACCGAGGAGAGCGCGCTGCTCACCGCGTCGCAGGCCACTTTCGGCCGGGTCACGCTGGATGCCAAGAAGCTGACGCTCTACGGCGAGGCGCCGAACGAGCTGTTCCTCGACTCCGTGATCAGCTTCGGCGCGTTCATCGATCAGATTCTCCCACAGGCGCTCGCATGGTTCGAAGACGTCGGCTTCACCTCGGGCACGGGTGTCGGTGAGCCTCTCGGCTACCTCAAGGCACCGGCCGCCGTCTCGGTCAACGCCGAGCCGGGCCAGCCGACCAACACCATCGTGTGGGAGAACGTCGTCACGATGTACTCCCGCATGCTGCCGTCCTCTCTCGGGCGCGCGGTGTGGGTCGCCAACATCGACACGTTCCGCGAGCTGGCCACGATGGCGCTCTCGGTCGGCACGGGCGGCGCTCCGGTGTGGATCAACAACGGCGCGGCGGGCGCGCCCGTGACGATCCTCGGACGTCCGGTGATCTTCACCGAAAAGGTCTCCACGCTCGGCACGGCCGGTGACCTGAACTTCGTTGATCTGGGCTACTACCTGCTGGGCGACCGGCAGGCGATGCAGGCGAGCACGTCGCCTCACTTCAAGTTCCAGAACGATCAGACCGCGTTCCGGCTGATCGAGCGGGTCGACGGTCGGCCGTGGATTCAGTCGGCCATCACCCCCGCCTCGGGATCCGCGAACACCCTGACCCCGTTCGTGAAGATCGCGACGAGGCCGTAGCGACTGGCCGGACCTGGCGCCGGGCGGCATTCACACCCCGCCCGGCGCTCGCTCCGGGTAGGCAATCAACCCCCTACCTCGAAAGGATCTGACCATGAGTCTCGGAGAGGGCCTCGGTCGAGTCTTCAACGTCGTCCCGATCGCCGCTGGTGTTGGCATCGCGATGCGTGACTGCGAAGTCATCACGTTCGTCTGCACCGGCAACGACACGTTCACCATCACCACGGCCAGCTCGTTCGCCGGGTCCTACGCAACCCCCGGCAACATCATCACTCGGAAGTACACCAACACCGCGACCAACGGCACGGCGGTGTGGGTGTTCGCATCGCAGGTCGCGAGCAACGCCGTCACGATCGCCTCGGGCACCGTGGTGTTCGTGGTTCGCGGCACGCAGCTCGCCGACCCGCTCAACTACGTCAAGGTGTCCGTCGGTGCTGCCGGACTCGTCACCGCGCTCATGCACGACCTGCGCGCGATGCGGACCCCGGCCAACCTCCCGAAGGCGAGCGCCTGATGACCAACATCGTCAAGAGTCAGGACGTTCGGACCATCGCGCTCGGCATCAATGTCACCCGCGCGGCGGCAGCGCTGCCGAGCACGACCATCGGCAGCATCTTCACCATCACCGGTGGCCGCATTCTGATCAGGTCCCTCACGGGGCTCGTTGTGACGACGCTGAGCGGCACCAACGCGACCACGGTCGGGTTGACGCCGACCTACACCGGCACGTCGGCACCGGCCGCGCTCTCGTCGGCCGGGACGATCCCCGTGACGGCAGGCTCGCCGCTGATCTCGAAGCTCGACGGGGGCGCGCTGATCGTCGTCGCGAGCGGTGGCATCATCGCGCCGTCAGGATGGATCGCGGTGGCCGGTGCGGTCACGATCACCACGGCATCCACGGTGACCGGCACCGTTCAGTGGGACATCACCTACGTGCCGCTCGACATCGGTGCCTCGGTGGCGGCTGCCTGACCGTAGGCTGATCTGGTGGATCTCAGCAGTTACCTGGATCGAGTCGCAGACGAAAGGACCACCATGAGCACCGAAGCGCCCGAGCCCACCGGCGCGCCCGCCGAGGGTGACGTCGAGGCTCCCGAGGACGAGGCCAGCGAGACGGAAGACGGCGACGAGGCGTAGCCTCGAAGCTGTCAACCGCTGCTGGTCGACAGAGTCGGCGGCCCGAGTCTTTCCCCGAGAGGCTCGGGCCGCTGGCTTGTCAGCAGCCTGACAGGTAGGGTGTGAGCATGGCGAAGATCACTACCGCACACGGCCCGCTCAACGCCGACGAGATCGTTGAGCTGTTCACCGAGCAGCCTGAGCTTGCGGTGGCCGACGAACCGGCCGAGCCTGTCGAGTCGAGCCTTGCGGCGCAGGCTGTCGAGTCCGGCGCGAGCATCTCGGGTGGCGGCTTCGGCGACGTCGACCCCGATCTGGTGCACAGCTTCGAGGGTGAGCACGGCCCCGAGCTGCCGGTGCCGCCGAAGGGCAAGGGGGTGCGCCGTCATGGCTGAGCAGACTTCTGAGGACTTCGTGCCTGCCGATCCCGCGCAGTCGATCGACGCACCGCCGAGCTTCGTTGTCAACGATCGGCGCGGCCAGCATCACGCGCCTGCAGCCCTGCCGAACGACGTGCTCGCCACGCCCGCCGTGGTGCCTGATCTTCCGCCCGAGGACTTCACCGGACGTGGTGGTCGTGAGCGCCTGATGGCGATCATCAAGCGCGAGCTGCCACAGCACACCATCGGACTGCCGAACGTCGAGTTCGACGTGTCGCTGATACCCCTGCCACAGCCCAACGGGCAGATCATGCCGGGATGGCTCGTGCTGATCACGTGCAAGTCGACGATCATCGGCGAGACGGACTTCTCGACCGTGGTGCTCGCCCATCCCCGGCCGAATGCTCGCGTCGTCGGCCAGGCACTCGAACAGATCGGCAAGGCGCTGGCCGAGTCGCGCAAGCTACGGCTCGTCGAGCCCCCCCCGAGCAACGGGAGTGCGCAGTGAGCTGGCAGCAGTTGCTTGAGATCGAGCAGGAGCGGCGCGCGCTCAAGGAAGCCGGGCCGGACGTCGGTGACGTGGCCTGCCCGAACGATGGCCAGCCGCTCACCCCCGGGCCGGACGGCAAGCTGTTCTGCCGCTTCGACGGGTGGCGGCCCGAGTGACTCTCCTTGGGGCGATCTTGTGGGGCTACCTGCTGCTGGGCTGCCTGTCGGGCGGCTTCGCTACCTTTTTGCTCGCCACTCTCGGCGAGCAGGTCGACGAGGATCTGCGGCGCGCCGGGATCACCCGGCAGATATTCGTGCTCGTCGCTGCGGCGCTCTGGCCGGTGATCCTCGTAGCGTTGGCGAAGGCCAGGCAGCAGCGATGAGCGGCCATGATCTCTATCGCCTGCTGGACGATGCCTTGCTCGTGATCGTGATCTTGGGCTCGCTGTTCATCTGCAGGCGATGGTGACCATGCTCGCCACGGTGATCCCGATCATCATCCCGAGCGGCTGCGATGACAGCCGTATTCCGCTCTGGCTCGGGCTGACGATCATCGGTGTCTGTGCTGCCGTGGCTGCCGTAGTGGTCTATCTCGATCTGCGGCACTCGTCGTGAGGCGTAGTGCTCTAGCCGTCACGCTGGCCGCTTTCTTGCTGACCGGCTGCGCGTCTGGCGCCTCTCAGCGCCCCGCTGCGCGCCTGGCGACCCCATCCCACCGGCCTGGCGCTGCTGGACGCTCTGTGACCCCTTCACTGCCCGCTCCGCGCCGTCAGCGCGTCACCGGCTCGGTGCCCGTGAGCTGCAACCTGATCGACGGCGGCCCCGACCCCGGCTGCACGCCCGGCGCGCTCGACTCTGCTGTCAACCAGCAGAACATCGGCCAGACGATCTGCGTGCCGGGCTACACCGGCAGGGTGCGGCCGACGTCGGCCGCGATCAGCAGGATTCGTGGGCCGTTGGTGGCCGCATATCACGAGTCGATGGCGGATTTCTACGGCCCGTTCGGCGAGATCGATCATCGAATTCCGCTTGAGCTGGGCGGCTCGTCGGCCATCGCCAATCTCTGGCCCGAGCCGGGTCGACGGCCGAACGCCAAGGATGAGATCGAGGACCGGCTCAAGGCCGATGTCTGCGCCGGTCGCATCACGCTGGCCGAGGGCATCAGGCGTGTGCTGGCCTGGCCGTGACCGGCTAGCCTGGCCCGATCAGGGCTGAGCCGGGAGGTGCCGTGCGTGAGCGACGAGACGAGCATCCCGCCACCCGTGGCGCCGATCATCCAATCGGCCGCGCGTGGGCGGCAGCCTTTCCGGCCCCGGCATCTCTGGGTCGCACTCTGTCGGATCGTGGGGATCACCGGAGTGCTTCACGAGACGTTTTTCACAAGCGGCGAGCGGCCGGTGCTGCTGATCATCTTCGGCGCACTTCTCGGCGTGCCGACCTTCGCTCGCTTCGATCTGGACAAGTTCATGGGGCGGGGCAAGGACGGTCAGGAATGATGATCACCCGCTGGGCACCTCTCGCGCTCTGGCTCGGTTCGGCTCTCGGTCTGATCGCGGTGAGTCTCGCAATGAACTGGCGGTTGCCGTGGTGAGTGCGCGTATCCGCCTGCGGCGGCCGAGCGTGGCCGAGCTGACGGCGCTGATCGGCTTCCTGCTGTTCGTCATCGTGATGGCCGGTGTCGTTGTTTCACGTGAAACGTGGAATGAGATCAGCTCGTGCACGAGGCCGACCGGCAAGTGCGCGCAGGCGCAGGCGGCGCAGACGGCGAAGATCGTTGATCAGATCACCGACCGTCAACTCGTCGGCACGTGGTGCGTGATCAACAACCCCGGCGCCGATCTCACGGCGATCAGGGATTGCACCGTTGCCAACGCCCGGCGTCTGCCGTGAGCGTGTGGAAGATCGCAGCCGGGGTATGTCTCGGCATGGTCGCCTTCGCCGTGCTGTCGGCGATGGCGGCATGGCTGCTGCTGCTGATCGGTCTGCTTGGTGCCGGTGCTGCCGGGATACCGGGTCCGTGAATGGAGGCTGTTGTGAGTGCTCGATCTCTGCTGGCAGCGCTGGCGCTGCTGTGCTTCGTGCTGGCCGCGCTCGTTGTCATCATGGGCGGGCCGCGTGCGAAGTGGGCCGGTGCGCTCGTGCCTGCCGGGCTGGCGCTCTGGCTGCTGTCGACCGGCGCCGTGAGCGTATCCATTCACTGAGCACGAGCGGCCAGGGCTTCTCGGCATCGAACGGGTAATGCGCTCTGCTGGCTTCCCATCGCACCGTCATGCCGAGCCTGTCGGCGAGTGGCCGTGCGATGTGATCGGCCGAACGGGTCGGTCTCTTGCGAGGCTCGCTGTAGGTCAGCCCTTCGCCTTGATGACGTAGTTGTAATGCGCTGGGCCGTCGGCCTGCGCGATGATCTCGATCGTCGTCGGGTCGATGTTGTAGCGCTGCACGAAGTAGCGCCGCAGCGTTGAGCGGCGGCCAGCGTCGCGCGCCACGTCCTCGACGTCCACGAAGTGCTCGACCCGGCCGATGCTGATGCGTGTGCGGCCGTAGCCAGGGCAACCCGTCTGGGCGAACTTGGCGACCCGGCCGCTAACGGTGATCTCTCGGGGCTTCGCGATGTTCATGGGAACAGTCTACCATACCTGTCAAGTTCATGATAGGATTGTCTCATGACACCACGAGCGATCGAGCACACAGCCTCACCCTGCCTCGCGTGCGATCTCGACGAGGCGGGCGCCGACGAGCTGTTCGGCACCGACTACCTGCCAGACGAGGACCCCGACCCGATGGGAGATTACTGATCATGGTGAGGCCACCGAGAAGAGGACCGGCGCCGAAGCGTGCGCCGCAGCGCAAGGTCGGCGAGTCCGGCAACGCTGTCGTCGGGTTGCTCGTGCGCCTCGCGCGCTGGCAGCAGGCGACCGGCAGGCGGGAGCGGCGCAAGCGGTGATCATTACGCGATTCGTGTAATGGCTTGCTCCACCTAACAGGCTTATGATAGGTTGTCTCCATGCTAGTCGGATCGAGCACGATGAGAGAGGAAACGATCATGACAGAGACAGCCACCCCGCGCGGCATCCGCTGCGGTCACTGCCACCACTACCACCCGAGCATCGCCGACGTGCGGGCCTGCGCCGCCGAGAGGGCCAACGCAGCCTGGGGCCTGCAGCCCGAGCCCACCACTCCGGTCACCCCGTGCGAGGCTGACAGCGCGCCAGCAGTGGCCGCTGAGCCGGTCGCGGTGCCCGACTCGAAGTACGCGCTCGGCGACGCGCTCGCCGGGATCAAGTTCTACGAGGTCGACACCGGTCGCGAGGGCACCAAGTGGGCCGGTCGGCGCTTCGTGACTCACCTCGTCGGCGCCCCTGGCACGTGGGCTCAGTACCCGGTGCGCGGCGATGCCCGCGACGAGCTGTTCGCCGCGATCAGGGCCGACAGCTACACCGACCCCGAGTCGGGCCAGCTCTACACTGGCCCGAAGGCCGCAGCCGTTCGTTACTCGCGTGAGTTCACCGTCTGCGCCCGCTGCGGCTCACCGCTGAGCGACGAGTTCAGCCGGGCCAACGGGCTGGGGCCGGTCTGCATCACGAAGTTCTGACCGGCTGCAGGCGGCCCGGCATCCGTCAGGGTGTCGGGTCGCTCTGCTGTCAGGATTCTGCTAGGATCGGAGGGCAAGCGGGGAGTCGTTAACAATCGAAGGGAAGATCATGATCGATCGAATCCGGCGCGTGATCATCGCGCTGGCCGTGATGGTGCTGGCGGTGGGCGGCATGGTCGCCAGCGCATCACCCGCCAGCGCCTACGTGCTGCACGATGACGTGGACACCACGGTCTGCCACAACACCGGTGCGGGCAATGTTCAGTTGACGATCTACTACTGGTCGTGGACCGACAGTGCCGGTGTCAAGTGGGTGGCGATGAAGACCGGCAAGCACATCAGGGTCGACATCACCGGCTCTGGCTTCACCGTGCAGGACCCCGAGGGTGTCTCGCTGATCCGCTCCGGGATTCTTTACGCCTACGCCGAGGACTCGGCCGGTGGTGACGCATCCTCCACGTACATCTACGGCATTGCGGGCCTGGCGCCGCCGCAGAACAACGCACTCGACTTCACGATCTCTTCGACCGACGGGAAGGTGCACACCAGCGTCGCCAACAACGGGATCTCTCAGCCGTGGACCACCGGCACCGGCAACCCGGGCGAGGGCTCGTACTTCATCCATCAGTTCCACAACTCCGACCGGCCCTTCATCCACTTCGACTACGAGGCGTGGACTCCGGGCGATGATGCGATCATCAGCAACGGCTGCAGCATCGTCCTGATCAACCACTTCTGACCGACTCTGGCCGGTCCCTGCCTCAGTCGGTCCGGGCAGGGCCCGGCCGGTCTATCATTCCGAGGCAACGAAGGGAACGCCCGTGACGATCTTCACCGAGGACCCCGCGACGCATGAGCTGTCGCTCAAGCTCGACGCGGTCCGCTTCACGCTCAACCATTCGGGCGGTCTGCAGTGCACGTGCGGCTCGCTGAGCGCGCACTCGCTTGCTGATCACGACACGTTCATGCAGCGCACCGGCTACCTGCCCGGCTGGCAGGACGGCTTCGAATACGCGCAGCGGTCCTGGCAGACCGACGCCGAGCAGCCGCAGGGCGGCCCCTGGCGCCGTGTCGGCCGGTGGCTGGCGGGCCAGTGGCCGAACCTCGTGGTCAGCGTCGCAGCGGGCACCGTGGCCGCTGTCGTGCTGCTCACCTACGTGCAGGCACCTCGATGAGCGGCGGGGCACTCGGCCGTACGCTCTGGCACGATCAGGCGAGTCGCGCCTACCCGGCCGCGATCTCCGGTGTGCTCAAGTCTGTCAAGCACGCCTGGCGGGGGCCGAAGCTCAATCAGCTCGATCTCGGCGGCTGCACCGGCTTCGCTCTGACCAACCTGCTCAACTGCGACCCGTTCGCGATTCCGGTAGCTGCTGTCAACGGTCGGCCGCTGAGCGATTGGGATGCCGTCGGCTACTACGCCATCGCGACCACGATCGACCCCTATCAGCACGAGTGGCCGATCACCGACACCGGCAGCTCGGGGCTCGCGGTCTGTAAGGGCGCGAAGCGTTCCGGGGTGATCACGAGTTACTCGCACGCCTTCGGCCAGCTCCACACGCTCGGCGCGCTCGTGCTCAACCCCGTGCTGATCGGCATTCCGTGGTACGAGGGCATGGACACCCCGTCGGCCGACGGCCACGTGACGCTCGACGGCAAGCTGCGCGGCTACCACGAGGTGTGCCTCAACGAGATCGACGACGAGCTGCAGGAAGTCAGCGCCCTGCAGTCCTGGGGTGAATGGGGCCTCGACGGAACGTTCAAGCTGACCTGGGATCAGCTCGGCACGCTGCTCGGCCAGCAGGGAGACTGCTCGGTCCCGAAGCTCTGACGGCGCACTGAGCGCGGCCCCGCCTCTCCCCCCTTCGAGGGAGGCGGGGCCGCCTGCTGTTCCCAACGAGCGCTCGGGTGTCGAGTTACGGCCGGTCGTCGGCTATCCTGCCGATCAAGAGCTGTCTTCCGCAGCGCCTCACGGGGCCTGCCAGCCGAGAATGCAAGGGACAGGAGGCGAGCGCGGTGGCGAGTGTTGCCTACTGCACGCGCGAGGACGTGAAGCAACGCCTCGACTTCGCCGAGATCGCCCTGAGCAACTCGCGCATCGACGCGGCCACCCTGTCAGCCTCGCGCGACGTCGACTCACTGATCAAGTATCCCGACAACGGCATCGCTCCGACGATCGCGACCTATGACTTCAACTGGCCCGACGTCGCCAGCCCCACGCCGTGGCGGCTCTGGCTGGACGATCGCACGCTGATCTCGGTGACGTCGATCATCTCGGGCGGGATCACGATCCCCCCGGCGAACTACCTGCTGGAACCGCAGCGCTACGGCGCGCCGTTCGATCGGGTCGAGATCGACATCAGCACTGTCTCGACCTTCAACTTCGCGAGTACGTGGCAGCGCTCGATCGTGATCAACGGACTCTGGGGCTGGACCGACGACTCAGGCCCGGCAGGCTCGCTGGCCGCGAGCATCGCCAGCGCCGGGGCCGTCGCGTGCAACGTGACCGACTCGAATGCAATCGGCGTCGGCCAGGTGATCACCGTCGACAGCGAGCGCATGATCGTGACCGGCAAGACGATGCTGACCACGGCGCAGACGTTGCAGACGCCGGTCGGCGCGACGATGGCCGAGCAGACGATGGCGGTCACGAACGGCGCGCTCTATGCCGTCGGCGAGATCCTGCTGCTCGACGCCGAGCGCATGCTGATCACGGACATCGCGGGCAACAACCTGATCGTGAAGCGCGCCTACGACGGCAGCACGCTGGCCGCGCACTCGGGCTCTACGATCTTCGCGGCGCGTATCCTTACCATCGTGCGCGGCCAGCTCGGCACCACGGCGGCCACCCATTCGAACGGCGCGGCGATCACGAAGTGGCTCACGCCCGACAAGGCGCGAGAACTGGCCATCGCCGAGAGCATCAACCGGCTGCTGCAGGAGACGAGCGGCTACGCCCGCACGGTCGGCGCGGCCGACGCGATCCGCAACGCGAGTGGCGCTGGGCTCGAAGATGCCCGCGCTCGCTGTTACGCCTCGATGGCCCGGCAGGGCAGGGTGCTAGCCGTATGAGCGTCTATGACGTGCACACGTCCGGCCCGCTGTTCAGCGCCGGGCTGGCCGATGAGGTACTGCGCACTTTCGAGCGCGAGATCGTGCACGATGTCACCGCGCAGGCCAGCGCCGATGTGCACACCAACCTGCACGACTCGATCAGGCATCCGACGCCTTACTACGAGACGCAGGTAAGGATGCAGACGCTCAGCGAGGCCGAGGGCTCGGTCAACGATCGCGGCATCATCTACGGCCCCTGGCTCGAAGGTACCGGCTCGCGCAACCGGACTACCCGCTTCAAGGGCTACTCATCGTTCCGGCGCGCGAAGCAGTCGACCGAGGCGAAGGTCATACGGCTTGTCGGCCCGGCGCTCGCGCGCTGCGTGCAGCGGTTGGGCGGTTGAGATGCCTCTCGACGCGCAGGGCTTGACCGATCAGCTCGTCGGGCATGCGCTGCAGACCGGCTGGTTCGATCGGGTCAACGCGCACGAGCCGCCGTCGGCGCCCGGCCAGGGCATTA